AGGGCAACGACTTGATCGCTAAGTTGAGCGATGCCCGCAGATCCACGGAGCTGGGATAAGGACACCTTACCTCCCTCTTCGTGCGAAGTCCTATCATTTCCTGTCCTCCTTAAATGTGATACTAAGAATAGAGCAATGCCAGTACGTTCTACAAGAGAGCGTAAGCGAGTCATCGTCTGATCGATTGTGCGTCGTTCATCTCCATCAAGACCACTCAATAATATACTGAGGTGATCTAGGAATATAACACGACACTCCAATCCACTGGCAAGGTATTCGATCCTATTGTAAACCACGCTCGGGTCAAAAGAACCAAAGCCATCAAACAGGTAGAGGTTCCAATTAGCAAGGGTATTACGAAAATCGTCTTCGAGTTCTTGTTGGTCATGTTCTCCAATGTGTAGTGCTTTACCAACAGCTGTGGACATCAATCCAAGTGCGGTTCTTCTATTTGACTCTTCAAGTGCCAAGTACCCGACCCGTACTCCTTTGGTGAGTAAGTTAACTGCAAGTTGACGGCAGAATGTCGATTTTCCTTGGCCAGATCCTGAAGTAATCGTTGTAAGCTCCTGATATCTAATCCCGTGCAGTTTATCTTGTAACCCTTTGAATGGATAGTCATGGTCGGCTGGTGGTATAGGTGTAGTGACTAATTTCTGAAGCGTTTTTCCCTCGATAATACCATCAGGTCGGTACGACTTAGCGTCCCATATAGCCTTTCGTATCGCTTCAGCATCGTTAGCTTGTAACGCCTCGCTGGGGTCATTAAACCCTTCAAGCCTAGCGATCTTAACCTTGCCAGGTGGTAAGATGCTAGCCGTTTCCTCCGCCGCCTTACGACCTGGCTCATCGGAATCGAAAAAGAGTACGATTTCTTCATAGCCCTGTAGTAATGGGATTTGTTTTTGTACATCCTTTCGGGCCGACGCTGCACCATGCGGTAACGAGACGTGAGGCCATCCAGCCATTGCTTCATAGCCGCTAGCAGCATCTAATTCACCCTCATAAATAACGATCCGTTTACCAGTACTAGGAAATAAATGCTGACCAAAGAGAGTATCAGTAGTTTCGCCTTCATACTTAAAAATTTTCTTTTTATTCTTTATCTTGATCCCTTTAAGAACTCCATCGCTTGTAAAATATGGGAAGCGTAGAGTGTCTCCGTCTCTGTAAATCCTATAGAATTGGTTAGTTTTCTCAGAGATGTTTCGTTTATGCAGCCGTTCGGCTGATCCTTTGAGTGTGACATCTTTGGGCATTCGATTGTGAATAATTTCATCAGTGCCTCCTACTCTATTATGACAAACAAAGCAGAAGGTGTGCCCATCAGAGTACAAACTATTGCCATCTGATGAGCCACATTTGTCGCAAGGTATGTGCCTTACAAACTCGTTCTCGGTCATTAGATTAACCAGTCGAGTGGAATATCATGGAAGCTAGTCCAAGGTATGTCGTGCTTCTCACACCATTTAGCATAAGTTGTTTTGCTTCCTTTACTTATCTTATTAAAAGGTGACTGGAATACCATACGCAAATCTAAATCAGGATTGTCCTTTTTTACTGCAGCAATCTTACGCCTATCAGGGGCAGACCAGTATCCCTTTGCTTCCAAGTGGACGTGGTTTGGCAATATAAAATCAGGATGATAATTATGCTGGATGGTATAAGGAATCTTACAAGATTCGTATTCATAGGATACTCCGAGACCTTCTAGTAATTTTGCAACTTGTTCTTCTAAACCAGATTTGTATTTAGAAGTCTTCTTCTTCGGTTTCTTCTTCATTGGTGGGAGTTACATTTGGATCAGCTGTTTTAAATCCAGATGATTTACCAAATAACTCTGCTACTGCATCAGCATCTAGATCACCAGTATCAACACCAGCGTCTCCTTTTACTGAGACAACTTGAACACCAACCAACTTAAGGCTGCTACCATAGGTAACCCCATCCCGTAGAATGTAAGGCTTTTGATAGAAACCCAGTTTAACAGTAGATCCTGCATATAATGGAGTTTTTGTGTCAGTTACTTGTGTGCCCTCTGTGTCTACCACAGGTGGACGGTTATCCTCATTCCATGAGAACTTAATCTTATACTTATCCTTGGCTACCTCTTCCCATGGTTCTGGTTTAAGTGTAGCTCTCTTAGGATTCTTTAACTTAGACTCTGCCCACTTAAGGACATCAGCTCGTTCTGATTCTAATGTATCAACTAGCTTTGAGTCTACTACAGCCGAGAGAGAATAACCAAACTTACTAGGTGATAGTATAGCTTGGAATCCCTCAAGTGTGACAGGTTTGTCAGTCTTGTGAATGGTTCTACTCACCGGTTAATGCCTCCTCTAAGGATTGTGGTTCTTCTAGTTTATCAAGTTCTTTCGCAAGCTCTTGACGGTACTCTCTTAGTTCAGTCAATCTTACATCAACTGACTCTAATTGCTTTCTCTTTTGCTCCCTCTCTGCCTGCTTAAGTCTCTCTTCTGAGACAACAAGTATAGTAGGTGGTCTAAAGAAGCTATCGAATAGTGAATAATGGTGCATTTAACAAAAGAAATAAGTTGAATCAATTACTGATGATGGTTCAAGATCATCAATAATCGGTGGTTCAGTCTTCGCTCCTATTTGAGAAGCAAAGTCCGTTAGGTAATCATGTTCAGCAAATAAGTGCATGTATGTTTCCCTTACTATTGTAGCAAGAAGACCCATATCTGTGGCACGACTTAATACACTGTCATGAATTAATGCTATAGGTGCATCAAACCGTTTAACACTTAGATGTAGCAAACTAGCATCCAGTGAATGGATAAGATTAGGGGCAGTAGCTGCCTTGTGCCTATTCCTATCTATCTTGTCTCCATCAGTAGTAGCTACACTAAGACGACATCGACCTAATAACTTAAGGTCAATAGTCTCTACTTGTCTCTTCATTAAGCGTTGAACTACAACAAATCCAGATGGTGTAACCCATTCTAAATGTTTAGCTCCATCCTTAATAGCACTAGCTACTTCAGTCTCTATCCATTTCATTACTGCCATTGGGCCGGGAACTACTTCATTCATAGCTTGACGCACAGCAGCAACAACGATTGTGAGATCATCTTTATTTATCTCAATGCCTCCCTCACTTAATGCGTCCCTAATGTACGAACGATTGGAGAAGGGCTTAGCATTGTAGGGTATAGTCATCACGGTTCTCTTGACCCGGGATCTATCCCATATATTATGTAGGTATTCAGGTATGTTAGGTTTGGAATGTTCAGCTATAACTCTATAAGCATCTTGTGGTTTATCACTAGGTAATACATTAACAAGTTTAGCTGTACTCTTATCACGTGCCAAGCCAGCCAAAATCTGGAGTCCAGAACAGGTGGCATCTGTAGCTACACATAATCTCGTAGTCTTACGATTTTGTTTTATGACACATGAATAATATTCCTCACATGCAGCAAGAAATTGCCACGGCTCGTCAGCTACTTCCCATTCAGATAGTGATTCTATCGGGAACTTAGCGACCCTCGTAATGAGGCAATGGTTTGCTTTAACCCAACTTTGACGGACTTCCCATGTATCTTTATCCAGACCATAAGTAGTTGCAACCTGAAACGCAAGCCATTTGTTTGCATCATGGGTGACGGGTGCAGAATCAGCGAAGACAATCAGTGCCTTGCCAAAGTCTGTATCTTGAGGTGTTAAGAAAGCTGGGATAGGGTATGCCCTCCCACGGTAGTCGAAAGACCACGGAATATAGAACCGTTCTCTATCTCTAAACCTATCTACCGCCTTCATAGTCATTCGAGTTCTGCAACTACGTCTGACTTCCTGCGCTCTCTTATTCATTACTTCAGCAGCCTTACGCCTATACTCTCTACGAGCTTCAGTGTTATCTGCTATATCTACAGGTTTAGGAGGTAGATCGTAATCCATAACAGGAAGGAATTTTCCTACACTAATTCTTCTAGCTTCAAGATGCTTTGCAACATCCACTATGAAGGGGTTTAATCTATACCCAACCTTCTGAATTTTATTCAAAAAGTCAACTGGTGTTTCTCCCTGTATACGGTGGCGGTCTCCCCTGCGTACAAGATCATGACCTTTCATGACCTCATTAAGGATATATCCACCTTCTGTACCATCCCTTCCCCAGTCATTTGGTGGTATGAGCATAGGCCATGCAAGAGGGCTAAATAGCTCTGCATTGTCCATTACTTCGTCCTTGATGTCCAAGAACTCTGGGCTAGGTAAAACGTATACAGTGGTCTTACGTCCCTCTCTGATGGGCTGTCTGTAGAACCAGCCACTTGATTCCATTATACAGTCTAATAACCAGCCTCCTAGCTTGACACGAATGGATCTACTCCATGGTATCCAGTTAGTTACATCAGACTTATTCATTAGAGTCTGTATTGATATAAGCTTCTGTTGTGTGCCCTTGGAC